ACTAACTTATCTTCCCGTACTTGATCTACTTTTACTTGCTCGGTTTCTATGAATCCTTCTAATTCATTTACACGTTTATCTATATCTTCAGTTTTTAAATTAGACTTTTCTTTAAGTTTATTAATGCGTTGATTGATTTTATCTATATTATCTGCATAACGATTATCTACTGCTAATAAATCTATTTTTAATTGATTGTTTAGAACACCTATATCTCTACGAGCAACCCATTGAGTACCTCTATCTCGTTTTCGTATTTCATCTATTTCTTTTTGATTATCTTCTCTATTTTTAACTAATTCAATATCATCTTTTGTTCTACGTTTTGATTCTTCTATTTTATCAAGCAATACTTGAGTAGCAGATTCGGCAGTAAGTCGTATGGTTTGTTTTTCATCATCTATACGATCATATAATCGTTGTAATTGGGCCTCTTCACCCTGAATAATATTATCAACTCTAACATTTTCTCCGCGATTTAATCTATCTATTTCATCTGTCCATCGCGAAACTTTTGCACTACTTCTTATAATTTTACCTTCTAGTACAGATATTTGTGCTACTTGTTCGTCTGACATTGCAGTTTGTTCTAAGTGTGCTTTAGATAAAAATCCAAAGATACCCATAGACGTTATAAACATTAAACCTATAACTGCGGCAGTAAGATATACTTTAAGAAATGCGGGGATTTTTTTCCAATAATTATAAAGCCAACTTGCGGTAACTAATTTACCTACTTCTAATACACCGCCCATAATTGCAATGGCTAAAGCGGCGCCACTAAAAATTGCCATGAGCCCTACAATAGAATACCAAGCGGCTACACCCGAAATTAATAATGCTGTGAATAAAACTAGAAATCCAAAAAACATATATTAAGGCAACGAAGTTGCAGTTTCGCGATTTGTGCCAGAAGGTTCTACTTTAGTAGCAACATCAGCATCACTAGCGGAAATATCTGTTACTGTAATCAAGCCCTGAACGGTTGATAGAGTTGCATTTAAAGTGACCGCATCTATTTTTTCATTTATTACGCTATTATTAGATGTATCCCACCCAAATGATTGTCTAGATGATAAAGTTGCAGGGTTTAGTCCATTAAAATCGTATCCGCCTGCACCTTGGGCTGCTAATAGTTTTACTGCATTGGCACCAGTAACAGTAGGATCTACTTGATAAATAGGTTCGTCTAAATATGATACATGAAATTTTATCTCTGTATTAACTCCGACAGTAGCTCCATTAGTACCTCCAGTAACTGCTTCAACAGTTAGTTCATGAATTTGGTTTGATGAACCTAATCTTGAAACCATACTATTAAATCGCATATTACCTCGTACAATTTGTTTTGCTTGATCATCTGAAGCAACAGTATAGGAAGAGTTACTAACAGTTTGATTATTAATAGTTCCTTCATTTGCTGCCGGTACTGCTAACCCTGAAATAGTTACCTCATATTTAAATACACCTGGTATTGCAACACCATCAGTTGTACCAACATTACTTCCAGCAGTTTGACCGCCAGATGCATTTGTTGTATGTTGAGGTATGCCGTCACCTGCAAAAGCCCTTACTTGAGGTTGTATATATCCTGCTTCCATTAAAAACTCCTATACTATTAAGTTTATTTATCATCATTTGAGGGATATCTTGTTGCAAAACCCTCACTGATAATTAAATCATTTACATTTATTATTTCGCCATGTTCTTCTTTGTACATGACTATACCTAATATTCTACCAAACTTACCTCGTTTGTTTAACATTGTTTGTACAATAATTTCTTTTGGTAAAATTTCTATTAATCTATTTTTTGATGCTAATCCTCGCTCACGTTCTTCTGTATCATGGGATTTTGGATCAGGCGCATTAACTCCAAAAAGTTTAATACGTTGATCAATGTGGACTTGAAATCCCATATCTATATCAGCATCAATAGTACCTCCGTCAATGACTCTTACGAGTCGAGCTTTGTATTCGTACATGCATGTTTCCTCTTAATCTAAATTTTCTAAATACTTTAATATCTTATTAATTAAGTTTCGCATAGTCTTGTTATCTGTATCTTCAAAACTAGAAAGATATGCAACAAAATTTACGCTATCCTTAAGAATACTTAAATCACCCGTTCTAAATGCATTTATGATAGTTTCTTTATCATGCCGACGTAATAACTCACTGGCTATATTGTACGAAAAAGCTTCTACTTCGTCGGGTTGTCCTAAATAATCTCTTTCTGCTTTGTCTTTACCAGGCCCCTTATAAGGTGTACCTTGGACTTTTAATTTCCTTTTTCTTGCTTGTCGTTGATGAATTCGTTCATGCCCAATCGCATCATTTATTCTAACAACTAATTCATCAAAACCTTCTTTTGAAAAACTATATGTTCTTTGTTTATCATTAAACAACAAATCTAAATTTGTTGCATATATATCTGGATCATTCCAAGCATCTATTCCTTGCGAATAACCAGCGTTCATATTTATTTCATCTTTAGGTACGTTAGGAGTATTTTGAAATTCTACTTCTACTTTAAACTGATCTAACGTATCTTGTATTATACTAGTTAATTTATATTTGTCAAGTCTTTGCCCGACAATTTCTGGCTCCATACTTTTTAATGAAGCCAGTAATTTTTTATGTGCATAAGGTTTTGTTACTTCACATATAAACATACAAATATTTATGTAAAATCCATAGTTATTGCTTATGAGACCAACGATAAAACAAGTGAGAATCTATCCTAACCGTTTTAGTAAATCTCTTATGTTTTGACCACCACGGCTTAACATAATCTGCATGATAATGTGTAGCACCTTCGGTAAAGTCTATAAATGACATTGACCTTTGTAAAAAGTATTTTGCTAATGCAACTGAATATGCATAGGCTCTAGTGTTGGCAGGGGTATCTTTTTTACCGTCACAATACCAACTAAATTGACACCGGTTTTTTATTGGAAATTTTCTATTTAATCTTTTATGATAATAATGTTTTCCTTCATGAACTACTTCACAAATACTTTTAGGAAATCTTTTATCTGCTACTCTATTCACTGTAACTAAAATAACTGCTACTTTGCCTGCTAAACTTTCGTTTCTTGCTTCATGATATACGTTCATAGCAAGGCATTGAATTTCCTCAGGTGTAAAGAACATGAATGTATTTCTAAACTTAGGTTCAGTGTGTTTAGAAATAGATTTTTTAGAGTTCCTGTAATGTGATTCGTGAACAGGCATGACTCCGATAACGCCTGCATTGTCATTTTTACTTCCATGTATCATCCCTACAAAAAAGATACAAGAGAAGACTATAAGTATAAGTTTTTTCATACAAATATTTCCTCTTAATTTTTAAATTGGTTTTCTCATAATAATTTCCGCGAGTGTGAGCATAGAAAAAATCCCTGCCTAGGATCATCGTGAAATAAGACAGGGATGAGTTCAGAATTCCTCGTTACTTTTTGTCGTAGATTCCCCATAGAATCCACAGAGCAATTAAGCCTACAAGTCCTTCGCCTCCTAATGCTTTCACGAAACTGATTACATTACCTAGGATGTCGATTGGAAGGAATACTACGTTTGCACCAAAAATGATTTGGAATACAACGCCTAACATTAATACAGAAAGTCCTATCTCTGTGAGCCCTCTGATCCATGCTGATATATTTTTGATAATATCCATGATATTCTCCTTTTTCGGTGATTCTAAAGAATCACTAGTATATTTACCTGGTTTTTTGGCATTTTTAGTTATTTTTGGCATATTTTAAAGGTTTTTGGTGGTTAAGTAATACTATAATAATGGGTTGATTCTGTTCCCAGGCCCAACCCGAAAAGCCCGTAGCAATTATGCCGCTAAGGCAAGTCCTGCTGATGTATAATCGTTATTGTTTGCGATTATGGTTTTTGTCGTCTCGTCTTTATATCCCACGGTGTCGAATTCTATTACACCCCCATCAACGAAACATAGCATCTAAAATTAATACCAGCGTGCCTGCTCCGCCCATTAAGATAATTGTTAAGATAATATCTCGACCGTCCATAAAGTATGTTCCTTTGGTGGAGGTGGAGGGATTCGCACCCTCGTCCAGTCGTTTTCAACAAAGAGTCCTTAACAACATTAATATTTATTATAACATATTTAAAATGGTGTGTCAACTTATTGGTTAGAAATTACTTGACCATCAGAAACATGTTTCCATTGTGTTCCTGTCCAGTAAACAATTTCTTCCTTAGGAACCCCTGATCCGTTTGTACAATCTAGACAAAAGGCAGTAGCACCTGAATCGGTTGCGGTTAACCCGTTAGCCAACGAACCTAAACCAGAGTATGTGTAATTAGGAAATTTAATAGCTCCGCCTGCTGATTGAGAAAATACAGCCGATGCTTCGGTATTGCCTCCTGCATTGATTGTAAATGAAGATGAAAAATTACTTTCTAAAGGCACGCCGGAATTGTTCTCTACAGGATCGCATTTTGCGGTTACTGATCCTGATGTTCCAATAATAACTACTGTATATTGATTACTTGCTAATAAAGCTGTTTTAGGTGCAATATTTAATGTTCTGTTATTTGCATTATACGCGATAGATATATCAAGTAAATATTTACTTGTGGTATTATTATATAATCGAACTGTACCTGTTCCAGGGCCAGTCGGTCCTAAATTATGATCTATAGAATTACCACTAGTGGGATGAGCATCTTGTCTTTTAGTCCAATATGTAGTATCAGTAGGCAAATTATTTGTATTATTATTAGCATTTGAACTATACTCAGCACCTTCGTATTCTACTGTATTTGTGGCTGTAGCACCTGTAGGCCAACTACCTCCAGTAAATGCATCATATATTTTTGTTGGTTTCCATGTTGTCTTGATATCTCGAGTGGTAAAAGATACTGAATCCATATCTTGCGAGAATATAATTTTTATGGTTACGTCCGTAAAAACACCTGTTGCACTTACTGCCGGTGTTACCGATTTAACTGTCGGCGGTATACTTACAAGAGAATCTAATTGCGTTGCTTTTGTAGTGTCCGATGTCTCAATTGATCCTTGAACAAATTCGGTTTTATATCCTATTACATTACCACAATAATCATATTCAGGTGTTGTAGTAAAAACAGGTGCTGTATAATTTTCGCCATTGTTTAGTGTGCTAACAGTTTCGTCACTAAATATTGCATGAAAAATTGTTTCCAAACTAGTGCCATCTGTTTTTTGAAGAGGATAACCACTTAATTGTTTCCATAATGAAAATAAAGTAACAACATCATTCATACCTTGTGTTAATAAGTTATTATTACTTGTCTTATCTATTATTTTAGGAGTATCTCTATCTTCGCTATCTAAGTCATTCTCATCTCTAGCAGTACCAATCGGATCAGTTGCGGCAGTAGGAGCAACAGGAGCATTAATTTGAAATTTTGCTTCATACGTTGTTAATTTTACTTTACCTGCTTCAGATGTTGGCAATATTTTTGATGGATTTGTATTTACACCTCTTGCATTACTTCCAACCTGTAATGTATATGTAGAGTTTGCAGTAATTTCATCTTTAGGTATATAAACTGTTCCTTGAAATGTAGTGTATTGACTATCTTGTCGTTGCATTTGTCCTGCCCATAAACATTCTTTTCCGTTAGGTGATAGTAACCTAACAGAACCCCAAAAACCTGTTCCTAAATTATTTCCTACAGTACCTGAATGATCCGTTTTCTTTCTAACAACAATAGTATTAGGATTCATTTTTTCTGTAAATTTTAATGCAACATCTAATGTATATACATTACCGGTATAACCACCTGCCAAAAACTGAGGATTTGTATCACCACTTTTAATCCAAGTACCTCCTACATTTGTATTTTCACAATCCGACTTGCTTTGGAATCTAGGATCATGGTTGTCAGGATATACAATGCCGCCAATAAAACATCCTCCGTATGGATTTTTAACACTTGTTACTATTGGTGTTGCTTCGCCTTCTTTAACTGGTGTTGATGTTTGAACAACCGGATTAGCATCTGCAAGTGTAGGTATTTCGTTAGATCCTCCTACTCCGCCAGCTTCTATTGCCGCTTCTGCAATAGCATTTTCTTTTTCTATTAATGAATAAAATTCATCTCTTATTGCATTAAATTGATTTATCCAATCGTCTACTAACGGTCCCCAACTCATTCCTGATTCTATTGCTTTCCAAATATCGTCTAACAACCCGCCTGGTATATAAATGTTATGATTTATAGATGGAGGATTAGTAGAAAAATCCATGCAAACAGTTTGGCCGCCTCCCATAACTTTTCCTAACTTATTCATAATTGCTTCGCCTGCACCTAAAAAAGATCCCATAATAGTTTCTAATAAATTAGGAATAGGTTTAGGATTAATTGGATCGGAACAAAATGCTATCATACTAGCAACGGCAGCAGCTTCGCCGATAACTGCATTTACCCTTGCTAATGTCGATGGAAGGCCTGTATGTTCATTGAACCCTTGTAATGCTGCTCTACAACCCTGAATAGCACCTACTAAGGCGGCATTTGCAGAAGCTACAGATTCTAACGCTCCTAAATTCATATCTAAACATAATTGAATTTGTGGAAGTTTTGGGGGGAATTTACCAGCAAGTAAATCACATAACATTTGTTTAGGATTTACACCTAATTCTACTCTAACTACCGAACCGTCAAACGGCGTAGCAATCGGAATGTTTTGATTTTCAGGTGCTATGTATTCGTGAAAAGTTGTTAAACCATTTTTAAAATCAGAATAGCTCATTCATATTATCCTATATTCATATTAGGTGATTTCATTGCTTCTATCTTTTTCTTTACTGCACTATCGTATATACCATAATAACTTTGAACAGGATTAGGATTAGAAGGTGGTTGAAAATAATTATTACCAGTGCTAACTAAATCTAGTTTTGTTTTATCTAATCTATCCCATTCATAATCTCCTAAACTTGATATAATAGAAGGCAAATAATATTGATACTGTGCAGGCACACCATTGGGCGTATTACCAGCACCTAATGGGGCACCAGTATTACTTGGGGGTGTTGACGAAGCAGTACCATATTTCTGTCGTAAATTTAACCACATCGGAAAATCATTTTCATTTCCTGCACTTTTATCATTTATTCTAACATTTTTAGGTGTCATAACACTTTGCGTATTTTTAGGATGATTTTTTGTTTTTACTGCAAATTGATATGAATTACTAGGTTTTAAATTATGTAATGATATAAACTTATCATTACATCTAACATTAGGATTATTAATCCAATGAATTTTACTATGATCCATTGTTTGACCTTTAACACTACCTGGTTTTGGTTTAGGTATTGTTATTTGATTCATTGCCGCAGGCATTTATATTTCCTTATGCTAAAGTTATTCCACTCATTTGCGAACTATATTGTTTTGCAATGGCTTCTACTGGTTCTGCAATAGCTACAATATGTTTTTTACTAATTTTTACAGTTCTGCTTGATTGAACATCTACTGCTTGTAACCAAGGCATTAATGCAACACCTTGTTGTGTTAATCCGATCATAAACGGTCTATCAACCATATAATGAGTATCATCTTCGTCTTCAAACGAACAAATTAATTCTTCTGATGTTGTTAATTTAACTGTAACAACATCACCTTTCTTTTTTGTTTCTACTAACATATTTATTTTGATTTCTTTATATTCTCGTTCATTAATTCGAGGGCAGTTTTTTTAACTGCGATTGTTTGTGTTTTATAGATACCATTCCATAAATCTCCAAACCCGCCTATTTGTTTGCCTTCGATAAAAATTAACGGAGCTTTCTCAACATTAAATTTTTCTTTAAAAACTTTAGGTTCTATATCTTTACCTATAATTTTTTCTTCAAATTCAATGCCTCGTTGCTCCATTAATTCTTTTGCTTGATCGCAATGAAAGCAATTGTTTAACGTATAAATTACATTCATGCAACTTCTTTAAGAAGAGGTTGAGTTTCTTCTTCAGCTTCTAATTCCCATTGCTTTTGTTCTTCGTCAAAATCTATAGGACATCCGCCAGGTGTTCCGCAATCTACATGCTCACGTCCTATATCTTCAGACATTGCGTATGCTATTGCTCTACTAATTTCTTCATACTTTGCCTTAGAAACTGCTTCTTCTGGTTGATATTCGTATGCAGAAATATCTGCTTGAGGCATAACTGAACATGCTCTTACTTTAGACTGATGTTTCTTAATCATGTCTTTGAAATGTTTATATTCGACTACTTCAGGAACATATTTAAGGGTATAACTAATTTGATTACCTAAATCTTCGGCAAGAGTTCCGTCTTCATCAACTCCTTGAATCCAATATTTTTCTCCAAGTTTTAACCATTGATATTGTTCTTGCGGTGTTGCTTCACCAGCAGTAACTAACTTATCTTCTAATCCTAATCCTGCAATAACGGGCTCAGTAGGAAAGCCAACAATAGTTGTTCCACTATACTGCACTAATTCTCTAGTAGGATATCTATTGTTTTTATATTGCTCAACCAACGGATCATCGTTTCTAAATTGTACCCATCGCATATACCATGCTAATGCAGGCAAATGCCAACCTTCAGTAAGTCCGAATAATTTACTTGTAGTTCCGGCAGGTTTAATTGTTGTCATTGTGTGTGGTACACTTTGACCTAAGTAAGCAGAATATTCTTTTGCTTCTTCTTTAACTGCTCTATTAAAACGAGCCATTGCTTGCCAAAATTCTTGAGACTTTTCTTCATCAATTAAATCTCTAAAACCTAATTTAAAAAACTTCCAAGCAAACTCTTGAACACCTGTTAAACCTACACCAATTCTATTTGTACGTTTCACTTCTTTATCATACACGCTAGACATAAGGTTTACACGTAATAACGACCTTGTAGCAACACGGAAGGCTTCCTCTGCTTCATCTAATGTATCTGCATGATAAGGTACTACGTCTGCAATAACACAAAACCCACCTAATACATTTAATGCAATTTCTCCACATGGGTTTGTAATAGTATGATATTTTTTACGTTTTGCTTTTTTAGCAAGCCTGCTCATTAATATTTGTGTGTCATCACGTAGTTGATATTTTGCACTACCTACATAATCTCCGCGATTTAAATCGTCCCATCCTTCATCATTTTGGACTAACATATCGCTATTTAATATACCAGGTTCTCCTGTACCATCAGCATAAGCGGCCTCTGTGAGTAGTTTAAATACCGCTCTAGCATGTTTTGTCAAGTCATCATTATATTTTTCATCGCCTCGTTTTACATTAAGTTTGTCCCAAAATTCTTTATCAGTAGTTACTGAGTTATTACTAGACCATAAAAATCCCATAGGAGGATACGCAGAATCTTTATTATACTGTACAATATCATCCATGCTTAATCCTGCGTATTCTATAGGTCGTTTAACTGTAATAAAATCAAGTACCGTTTTATCTTTCCATGATTTAGTACTCATTCTAGCTGCTCGTCTTGCACCGCCTACTAATACACATTCAGCCATGTAATGATCAATATACATTGCTTGGCGCCATGGTTCCATCCCGGCGTCTTTAATAGTTGCACATTTCTCAAATGCATTCATTAAAGAAACAGGTCCACTTGCTGGTCTATTTTGCATACCACCAATAGGTGTGCCTTTTGCTCTTACTTTACTAAAATCTAGTACAAGCATTTTATCTTTATGTATTTTCTCAAAAGCAGAATTTTCCCATATTTCTAATGCTTTTGCCCAGCCTTCTCTACTATCCGGAATATCATACCAAAGTGTATTTTCTCCTTGGCCGTATTTGTGTTTTCCGTCTCGCACAGACGTATGAGCAGAATAATCAAAGTCTGGATGACTTTCTTCTAATACACACCGCAATTGAGGGGCATTGTTCCAATTAACTAACATCATATCATCGTCATAACATCTTCCTACACCTGACCCGTTTAATAGTAAATAAAACAATAAAAAACTTGTGCTAGATGTAGCACAATTTGTAAACACTTCCATATTTCTTTCTGGCTGTTTTTCATCACCATGTTGTAAATGCCTACCGCTCATCAATAGACTTGCTTTTGCTATATGTTTTTTTAATAATCTAAATTCTCTATCTTTATCTTCTTCTTTAGGGCATAACAAACTATTACCCATTGCCACTCTACTAGCGACATCGTGCCATGTTTCCCATTCACCGTTTGGTTTCTTTCTTAATACAGTTCGTTCGGCTACAGCTTGCCCCATGCCAGGATGGAATGACCTGACATTAGGGTAAAAGATTTGTTGCATATTTTTCTCCTTGATTTCGTATTGCGGCATGTTTTTTATTTATAAAACTCGTCTAATCTTGCAGTCCACTTTTGACAATGATCTTCAAATTTCTTTCCTTCAATAATAAATTCTTGATACTGCAAATTACGTGAACACATTAATATTACTGCTTTGTTAATTGTGGTTTCAAACAATTCATTGTGTGCCATTGCATATGCACAACATTGTAAATAATAATCTTCTACCCACTCTTCTTTTTTAGGATTTTTTGTACTTTTATAATCTATAATTGCAGGATCACCTTTATGTGTGCCTACTAAGTCTGTTGTTCCTGCATATAATCCCGGATAATATAATCCTATTTCTGAACCCCATACTTCATCTACATTAGACAATCCTTTTTCTATAATTATATCAGACATGTCCTTTGCTAATTTATAAACAAAATTAGAACCATTTGGACGTTCTTCGTTGTCTATATAATTTTCTAAGTGCTTATGAAATACAGTACCCAATCCTGCGGCTTCTTTTGATATGCGGTTGGCTTCTTCTTCGCCTACTCTTTTGCGCCATTCAAAAAGAAAAGTTTTGTCTTTTGTTTTATCTAGGATTGTTGTAACAGAAGGAAAATCACCATCAGGTGTTTTATATAATCTACTTTTTCCGCTATCATCTCTTTTTAAAGATGGATAGTCATACTTCTCTACAATATTCATGTAACAATTATAACATAATTATATATTGATGTCTACCAGGATACAACCCATTTAAATGTTGTATTTGTTGATGTGTTTAGTTCTCTATGAATAGAATAACCTAAATCAGTAAAATGTTTTATAACTTCTGCCATTTGGTAAGATTTTGCTGCATCAACAGAGGAACCTTGCCAAACATTATAATAAGATTCTGCTACAGCTTTACCAGTGGGATCAGTTGATTCGGTCATAGTTGAATTATCTGTAATAGATACAGTAAGAACATTACCTGAAGTACTGGTCATTGTGGTTAATATATTTTTTTCTAGAGTAGTTTGTTCGCCATGTATGACTACTATATTTTGTCCACGTTTTCTTGCATCTGTTGCAGTAATAAAATTTGACATTAAAAATACTCCTTTTATATACCTATTTTCTTATTTACTTGTTTTACTGCTGTATTATGAATTTTATTAGCATCTTTTTTACTTTTTTCAGGATTAGTAAACATAGTAGCATCTGTAATTGCAAGTTCGATTACATTATTATTCATATTTTTAATAAGTTCTTCCCCTTGTAATAAATCATATAATCCTGACATGGTCATAGGATAACCCATTGCTTTTAAATCTTGTAATAAATTGACTGGAGATATTTGAGTTATACCTTCGGCTGCCGCTGATGTTAATAATGTCAGCACCTCATGTTTCATGTTATCAGGATTCCATTTATTTTCCTGAAGTATTATTTCACAAACTCGCATATTGGCCTCACTTGCCGGCCATCACTTTTGCGGCTTCTTGAATGGATGCTTTTGTTAATTTACCATTTTTTGCATGTTGAAGCAAAAGTTTTTTTGCATTTTCTATAGATTCTTTAGGGATACGCCCTAATGGTTCTCCTTCATTCCCTGCTTCTGCTTCGTCGCCTGCAAATTCGTCTTCAGCAGGAATTTCCATTTCGTCTCCCATGTCACCTGCCGGTGGCATTTCGTCTCCCATCATATCATTCATAGGTACTGCTTCCCCGGTAAGTACCATAATTGCTTGATCTACACCTTCACGAGTTGTTTTTATGGCATCTAATGCAGAACCTAATATTGTATCGACAGATTGATTAAAGATTTCGGCTTGTTCTGTTCCAAAAGATTCTCGCATTGCATCTGTTAAAGGCATAAGATCTTCAACTTGCATAGATGCTAAATCTTCTGCCATTTTTTGAATATTATCAACCATGTCTTTGGCTGCAAGAACAAGTTCTGCTTGATCTAAATCTTGTTCCATTAACGGACGAAGATTTTCTAAAGTAACAGAACGGGGATTTACCGAATCTGATAAGTTATGATCCCTATGAAATTGTTTAGTTTGGTGTTTTGCTTGGGCGTTCGATACTTTTTCTATATCTGTTCCTTTTTTAAATTTACCTTTAGCCACATAATCATTCATGCCAGGAGTTGATATTCGTTGTGTATAAGACCATTCTCCTGTTTTAGGATCTTTTATCGATCCAAATGAGCGTGACCCTATTCGTTTACCACCATCTTCTTTTACTTTTTTTACTTCTTCCACTTTTTCCTTTTTAGTATCTTCTTGTTTTGCTTCCATTTTTTTACCTGGATGGGAATGTTTTTTCATACCTTTTTCTTTATGCTCTGCAACTTTTTTAGTCATTTTAGATTCCTTGACTTTTCGTGTTGTTTTTCGTTGTGTCGGGGAAACTTCTTTTAGCATAATAGCCAAAGCCTCTGCTACCATAATTGTCTTAGCATAATCTGGATGCTTATGAAAATCATTAATATTAGATTCATTGACAATTTCTGATTGTTTGTCTCGCACTTTATACAATATGTTTTGTATTGCTTCAGGTGTGACGTCGTCTTTTTTAAGCGAAAAACCAAATGTTTCTTGCAGATAATTATTAATTTTATCTAATTTAGTTTTACCATGATCAAAGTCTGAAATATTCATTTTTTAAATCCCCATACTCATTTATATTATTTATCGAAAACTAGGATAAAAGCGACCGTTAATTCTATCAATGACTCCTTTGGTAGTAAGTTGTTTTACAATGGAACTTTCTCTTTCCGATAAATCATCTTTAGAACATCCTTCCTTACTACAAATCTTTTCATAAACAGTTGCTTCTTTATTTGAAATCATTACAGGACAAGGTCCTGCTACTTCTACAACTTTCATTGTATACCTGCTATATTTCGTATTGCCGAGCCTTTGGCAGACTTAGGTAATTGTCTTGCTGCTCGCATAGCACCTGATTTTTTAACATTTTTAGAATATAGTTCATTGCCATTTTGGTCTGTCATAGAGATATTAACATCTCCTGCAGGTTCACCTGTACGCATCTCTTCGTCTGCATCTGCATTTTGGCCTTTTACTGTTGGTCTAGTAGGTTTTATTGTTGATTGTGATTGATTTTGTGCAGCAGTTTTTGTTGCTGAGCCTGAATGTAATTCTGCTAAATATGGTTCTAAAATATTAGTTGCTTCGTCTACATTATTACCTTTAAGTTCATGAATCATATCTAATATTTCACTTAGACGCATATTTTTTGCCATATATGCTGCATGATCTTCAGGTACTCCGATTAGATCGACGATAATTTCTTCAACAGTACTTTCATTTAACGATAATAATGCTTTCATTTATTCATCGACCTTATTCGTTTGCTTACAGGATTAAATTTTTTTGTTCTCAATGCTTTTCTAGTCATTTTTTTGCCTAGTCGAGCTTTTGTTTTTTTAAGCTGAAATTTCTTTTTAATATCGATTGGTGCAGCACATTGAGAAGGATTTGATACTGCTCTACCTTTTCGTTTTCCAAAAGTACAGCGATATTTTTTAACAATCTTATCTTTACCTTTTTTTGCCCAAACAATTTTTGTTTCAATAAGAGGCTCAGTAACGTCACATATCTGCATAAATAGAATTCCTATTATTGTATTTATTAATTTATCATATGAAAGAGGCTACCGATAACAGCGACTAATAGAGTGACTAGGGTACCGTACATAATTTTCATTGTACTAGAAATTTTATCTTCTAGCGATCCTTGTCGAGATTCTAGTGCTTGAAATCTATCGGTATGATGATTGGTTACAAAATCTTGTACTTTGTCTATAGACTGTTCCATTTTGTCAAAACGAACATAACTTCTCTCAATTCGTCTAACTATGTCTTCTAATCTATCTTCTAAATTATCATACCGTTCTGCACATAGCTCAACATGAGCTTCTAAGCTCTGTTTTTCTATTGACATGTTTTAACCAAATCCTTTTACTTGTGTTTTTAATTACACGATATAGTAATATCGATTTGGAGCCAGTATTTGCCTAAAGTATTTCAGCCATTTCAATGATAGTGTTTCTATTAACATTATCACTAACATTAGTATTTATTATATTTCCAACAATGTCTGTTGTTGTATCAGTTAAATTACTAGAACCTTCTATAGGTATACTATGTAATTCATTTTGTAATAATTCTACTGACCAAGCTCCCGGACTAGAAGTGGCGATTTTAATAGTCCATATAGTTAAAGTACCACTATATTCAGAACCCAAACTTACACTATGAGCACCATTAAAATTAGTTATGTTTGTATTCTGAGAATTAACCGATACTATAGCTGGCTGACATCTCATACCTATACTTTGAAGTAAAATATTTAAATTTTGTGCCTGATGATAAGGTTTAGAATCTGCAGATGTTAAATCTAAGTTGTTACCATTAGAATCGTATAAAGAAGGATTTGCTCCCATATCTGAATCAGAAAAATCTATTAAACTGAATATTGAGAAAAATTCTATATTGGCGCCGACGAATTCCCCGGCATTATGAAATGTAGACATATAACCTTTATTAATATTTATTGGTCATAAAAAAAGACGTCTAAATAATAGACGCCTTTTTATTTTTTTATTTTATATTACCCAAAAGTAATTTCAACTGATGAGGTAACGCCTGTATTACCCTCACCATAATTGGAGCCGACTTCGGTGGAAGGGATTCCAGCACCTTCGATGATACATTGAACATCGTTTGTATCTACTTTTGTTGCTACTATTGTATTACCGTTGTATGCACATTGCTGAATTGCTGCGTTTATCTCCTCGGCTGAGATGGGAGTTTTAGCAAATTTCACCAACATCATTTGTTTGCCGCCATGCGTGCCTGTTGCTACATTTCCTGCTGCCATTTTTATTCTCCTAAATAGCTGTTATTTTATTTATTTATCTCTTAACATATATTTTGTTCGTATATCTGCCATTTCATCATATATTTCTATATGTCGTGCTTTAGTTTTAATAAAAGACATTATTGATGTCATTATTTGATTTTTTCGTGCATGATGTTGCAAATGCCAATCTTGTATATATCTTCGCATAGTTCTTATAGAACTATTTTGAATATTCAAAGTTGTTTGCATATTTAATAAAAATCTATGAATAAATTCTCTTTTTATGTCTGCACTTGCCAAACGATCAAGAAACATGAGGAACAGAGGCTTATTGATCGAGCCTAAATTTGCATTAATTAATAGATATAAATCTGTTCCGCCTATATAAAATTCTTTGAAATCTCTATATGATTTAGTTCTTTTTGCGTAATGTGTGGCTTTTGTGTGGGTTTCGGGTTCATTATACATAACATATAACATTAACATATATAAAAAAGTTAGATCTTTTAGCCCTTGTTCGCCTAAATTTTTTAATGTTTGTTTATGTCTAAACAATTTGCTTTCGGTTAACGTATTAATCGTGGTTAACATCATCGCACAATTTACCTTTAATTCTTTTTATAATATTTGAAATATGAAAGTTTTTTTGCTTTTTCCTTTTAATCCTTTTAGTAGCTAAATTTTTTGCCGCTAATTTACGAGGACTAATATCATGTAAATTTATAATTTCTTCAATTTTCATTTTCTTGAAATTCCTTAATTTTTCGCATTCCCCTTGAAAACTTTCTTACATCTTCTGTTCGTATTGCATTAATTAACCTTTTATTTAAATCGGCTGCTTGTTCAGAAGTATACGATTCCTGGATTAAATGTACTAAATTAATTACACTTGCAATAATATGTTCAGCTCTAGATTCAACTAATAAAGAATTATCTCGTTTAGTTGCTATTGTACTAATTTCTTCAAAAAGACTCTTTGTGGATGTCATATGTGATCCTTATGTATATATTTAGCTAAATATTGTTGTTATGAAAGCATTTGATATAGGCGAAGATTATCAAGCAGATTGGCAACCTATTCCTAGCGAAGAGGCTATAGATCAAGCCGAAGAACCTGCTGATCCTACAGGGTTACTTAATAATATTCAAAACATCGATCCTGGTATGTTACATCCTGATCCTCAAACCGGAGCAATGATGATAGATAATGCCATGGCTGCGGTTAATTTGATGGCCAGTAATAGAGATGTTAGGCCTACCCAAAGTCATGCTTTATTAAAAGTTCTTCAACTGATACTCGGTTAATCCATTCCTTTCAACATACTTCTTAATTTATCACTATGATTAACATTATCTTCTACAACTTGATTCTCTACTAATCCTGCTTTTACTTTTGATAATGTAGATTTCTTTTTAAGAGTTGCATATATATCTCCTGCAGGACTATTTTCTTGTTCATCATCTGGTAAATCTGATATACGCAAAGTGTTTAAATCAAACTCTAAGTCAAGTTTCTGTCCTACACCACTACTAGATCTAGTTTTCATAAATTGTATTTGCACTCTGCCACGTTCTCG